AAGCACCCGAAGATATAGTCGCAGACCCATCTGTTAAACTACCACCAGTTATAGCACCAGAAGCATTAATAGTAGTTGCTCCAGCAATAGCACCAGTATTCGTTATACCACCAGTACTATTATCTAATGAGTTGGTAACAGTATCACCATCAGCATCTACCGAGAAACCTGTCATTGTGAGTGTAGTAACACCTGATAAAGCACCAGCATTTAAGGTAGCCGTGCCATCGGTGATTGAACCGGTGGCTACTATGTCGGTACCTTTAATAAGATTTGGAGTAGTTTGTCCAATTTCGCAGTTATCTATTTCACCGCTTTCTATATTAACTTCATGTATTTCTGTTTTTCCTAGTAGTTGTATTTTATCATTGCTGGGGAACTTAATTTGATTTGAACTATCACCTACTCTATTTATGCTAGAACCGTCTATTACTATATTATCTACTGTTAAACTGGTTATTGGAATAGTACTTCCCATAGCTACTCCGTCTATACCAGTAAAACCACTAGTTATAGAACCCGCGATAAGTTTACCTACATGTGTTATTTGGGTTTGAATAGCATCTACACTTAGCGTATTTCCATTTTTATCTAATCCAACACCAGCCGTAATTTCACCAGCACCTGAAAATTGTGTAAAACTAATACTAGTCGTTTCATTGACTACGGCTCCCGTGTTGTTACATACAAATCCCGCATGACTATTCACCGTTCCCGATTCTATAAACATAAATGCCCCGTCTATTTCTGCGGTGGCATCAAAATCAGTTGCGCGGGTTGGTTTCCCACTAGACTCTACTACATATATTCCATTTTGCGCCGCATTTTCTTGATCTTTGATTAAGATCCTATCATTTAAACTTAGCGTTACACCATCAATCTCCTGACCGGCTGCAAATGCGGTAGCTAAATTCCCGTCCTCCGTAGTAGCGGCTACAACGGATCCTTTTACGGATAATCCGGTAGCAATATTGTCTACATACTCTTTTGTTGCGGCGTGCCAGTCCTCGGTGGGCGCTATTACAGTTACCGTATCAGTAAATTTAGTCGCTCCAGATACAGTGACACTACTAGTTAGAGTAGCACTACCCGATACGTTAAGATCCCCTTCTAATGTAGTGGTTCCGCCGCTCACGTCAAAAGAAGAACCATTTGAAATAGTAACCGTATCGTTAAATGTTGTTGCGTGCGTAACCGTTAACGTATCGTCTAATACTACAGAATGATCTACATTTAATGTACCTGCTATAGTCGTATTGCCAGTTGTATGATATACTAATAATTTATCCACATCACCATTCACTATATGCAAATCCCCACTAATCGTAAGATCACTGTTAAATGTCGTATCCCCACTAACCTCAAGAGTACCGCCAACGGTAGTTGCGTCCGTCACATCGAGCGTAGAACTCAATGTAGTTGCGTCCGTCACATCGAGCGTAGAACTCAATGTAGTTGCGCCCGTCACATCGAGCGTAGAACTCAATGTAGTTGCGCCCGTGACACCGAGCGTACCGCCAACGGTAGTTGCTCCACCACCAGTGGCCAAGGAGGTCGCGCCAGTCGAATCTAAGGTAGTAACACTTGTATCACCGGTCACATCGAGCGTAGAACTCAATGTAGTTGCGCCCGTGACACCGAGCGTACCACCAACGGTAGTTGCGCCCGTGACACCGAGCGTACCACCAACGGTAGTTGCTCCACCACCAGTGGCCAAGGAGGTCACGCCAGTCGAATCTAAGGTAGTAACACTTGTATCGCCCGTCACACCGAGCGTACCACCAACGGTAGTTGCTCCACCACCAGTGGCCAAGGAGGTCGCGCCAGTCGAATCCAAGGTAGTAACACTTGTATCACCGGTGACATCGAGCGTAGAACTCAATGTAGTTGCGCCTGTGACATCGAGCGTAGAACTCAATGTAGTTGCACCACTAACGTCAAGAGTGCTGTTAAGAGTCGTTTCCTCATTTACTTCTAACCTTCCATCAATTTCCGTATGACCGTTAGTTTCTAATACATTTCCCTCTATGCGTAAATCTCCTTTTATGTCTAGATCGCGTATAACACAATCTTGAAGTATATTACCATCTAAAATATCTTGTTTACTAGCTTCTAAATCAGATTTATTTGATTCAATTATATCAAAAAGAGTACCACCATTTACACTTTTAATTTGTTCTTGAATTTCTGCTAAAGTATCGAAGGATTCGCTAACTCCATCTTTAAGTAAATTAATTTGTTGATTAGTATACGTTTTACTATCTTTAATAGCATTTGTAATGGCACCTTCTACTGTAATGTTATCTTTTAAGATGATTTTTTCCTTTATTTTTAACGTATCGACAACAACCCTGTCTTTACATACTACTTTTTCGAAAACGGCCATAGTCTTGTTAACTAACTTATCATTTATCACTAGATTTTTATAGGTAGCACTACTACAAGAAACATTGGTGACACAACCATTGGTAACACATCCATTGGTAACACATCCATTGGTAACACAACCATTGGTAACACAACCATTGGTAACACAACCATTGGTAACACAACCATTGGTAACACATCCATTGGTGACGCATCCATTGGTCACGCATCCATTGGTAACACAACCATTAGTATTTACGTTACACAGATTAGAACAATTGCTCATTTATAATGTGTAAAGAATAATAAATATAATAAAAAATATAAATATTATTCATTTTGATAGTTAGCCAATAGTTATTAACCCTAGCTCTTCGAGAACAACTAAGAGTTGATTTACTTTAGTATGGACGTCGTTGAGGTTGGGGGCGCCAGTGAGACCATCCAGCGTCGGCTTTGTCGTCCCCGCGGATCCAAAGAAACCTAATGCACTAGTAGAATCACCGAGAGTAACATCACCATTCACAAAAAGGTTACCGCACACATCGACTTCATCCGCGTCTAACTTGATTTCATCACATACCACATTGAAACTGCTGTCTGGACCAAAAATAGAGACATCGCCCGACAATTCAATATCACCATTCACAGAAAGGTTGCCGCACACATCTACTTTATCCGCGTCTAGCATGATTTCATCGCATACCACATTGAAACTGCTGTCTGGACCAAAAATAGAGACATCGCCCGACAATTCAATATCACCATTCACAGAAAGGTTGCCGCACACATCGACTTGATCCGCGTCTAACTTGATTTCATCACATTCCACATTGAAACTGCTGTCTGGACCAAAAATAGAGACATCGCCCGACAATTCAATATCACCATTCACAAAAAGGTTCCCGCACACATCTACTTTATCCGCGTTTAATACGATTTCATTGCTGCACACATCGAAAGTCGAATTACTGTCGCCTAGTATGGCAACATTACCATCCACCGTGAGATCATTCTCTACAGTAAGATCATCTTTTACAACAACATTACCACACAAATCGATATTCGCATATACTATAGTAAATGTTTCGGTTTTTTCTCCGAGTGGATAATGTGTGTCGTCTTCAATTGCATGTTCAGTGAATTTGGATTCGCCTACAGTCATCGTCGCGGCTTCTAAGTAAAGATGTTTAAAACGATTATCATTTGATCCCAGTGAGTACACGCCATCGGCGGCGGGTATAATATCACCATGTACCGTTAGTTCATTAAGCGATAAATCAGTTGTAGAGTTAATGAGGTCTTGTTTGTTGGCAACAGTTGTTTGCAAGTCCGCAATAGTGTTCTTATTTTCGGTTGATAGAGTATTTACAGTGCTAGCAAAAGTTTCATCCTGAAGTGCTTCGGCTATTTCTTTTAAGGTATCTAATGCTTCGGGTGCATTATCTACTAAATTAGACACTTGAGTATCTACATACTCTTTTGTTGCTGCGTGCTTGTCATCAGTTACCGCACCATCTACCGTTAGTACATTAACCGATAAATCAGTTGTAGAGACAATGAGGTCTTGTTTGGTGCCAACTTCGGTTTCCAATGCAGTTATCTTCGTCTGTTCGTCGGTGAGAATACTAACCACAGCCAAAGTCGCTTTAGCGGCGATCTCCTCTGCCTCTAATATAGCTTCCTTTACGCTCATCCCTTTAAACGAACCCATGGCATCGGAGGTCACGGTTTGACCTTTTTCAGCACCCAATAAAGTGAGCAAGTCCGCAACATTTCCGGACAAGTCGTCAATAGAGTTCTTATTATTGCTTGATAGAGTATTTACAGTGCTAGCAACAGTTTCATCCTGAAGTGCTTCGGATATTTCTTTTAAGGTATCTAATGCTTCGGGTGCATTATCTACTAAATGAGACACTTTAGTATCTACATAGTGTTTTGTTGCTGCGTGCTTGTCATCAGTTACCGCACCATCTACCGTTAGTACATTAACCGATAAATCAGTTGTAGAGTCAATAGTATCTTGTTTAGAACTCTCAAGTTGAGTTAAATAAGTGTTTAACTCATCACCATCTTTTAATATAATATCTTCTTTAACTTTTAGATTTTTTAGCACAGCAGTTCCTTTTACGTGTAAATTTTCCCTAGCAACGATTTTATTACCATGTAACGAGTTATTTATAACAAGACGAGTGTCGATAACCGTGGGAGGCGTAGTTTCATCACTCATTATACTTTATATTAATATATTTATTTTAAACAAAAAAAATAATGCGCCTTATTTTTTAAAAAATACTCTTAGGAAGTAGTATGATAGTTCAGTATATTTCTTTATCATTACTTATTATTATTCTAAGTCATTACTTATATAATTATATACTATCTCGTTATTCAAAACAAACGCGCATTAATCACTATGAGGATATAACTAAACAATATTTAAAGGTTTCAGAGGATTTATCTAAAGAACAGGTAAATAAAGATCAAATGAAAACTGATTTAAAAGAATATATAAAGAGTTGTATATAAAACACATTATGGATAAGCTTATTAAACGATTTCCTTTATTTGAACTTTCCTATGAAACTGTAAAGCATAGAAAAGTTCCTACATTATCTAATTCTGTCTATATGGCTATTCCTGTAGGAAAAAAATATTTTGTTTGGTTTACCTATGTAGAAGATAAAAATATTTGCTTACTATTAGAATTAACGCGTTACAAAAATGATTTTGAGATCAAACATGTTTTTCCTGTATCGTGTAGTTTTGATTCTAGTTTAGCATTAGGTACAATACTTTATGGTACGGTAGTCATTCGCGATGGTATAAAAATCTTTATGGCAGATACCCTATATTATTACAAAGGTAAAAACGTCTCACAATACGTTTATGCTAAAAAACTAACCATGTTGTCCTTGTTTTTTAAACAAGATATAAGACAATCTATATATCATCGTTCTCAATTGTTATTTATGATGCCCTATTTCCGCGATCAATTACAAGATTACATCAATGAAATTCATATGATACCTTATCGTATTTATACCACACAAATACGGTCTACACAACAGTATACCGCTTTTACAAATTATCCTGATAAAAGTATATTTAATTGTAAAGATAAAGTAATGTTGTTAAAACCTTGTATACAAAATGATTTATATGAAATTTATTGTAAAGATAAAGACCAATTAAAATGTATGGGTTTTGCATGCATAAATAGTTATAAAACAAGTGTATGGTTGAATCGTTTATTTAGAAACATTAAAGAAAATGCCAATTTAGACACACTAGAATTAAGTGACGAAGAAGAAGAGTTTGAAAATATAGATGAAGACAAATTTGTAGATTTAACAAAACAACTGGTTATGAAGTGTAAATATCATTCTAAATTTAAAGTGTGGGAACCTATTTGTGTAATGAATGATTCAACTCCATTATCTAGTGTATCTGAAATATAATCTAATGTTATTTTATAATATGGATAGTAGAGTAAAATTTAATCCTACGTTATATTCTAATAAAGTTGGTGCAATAACCGGATATCCAGGTCCACAAAATTCTGTATTAGCTGCAAAATCATGCCCCGGAGTTAATTTATATAAAAAAGGAGGTATGAAAAAACGTACTTATACACGGAGCAAATACAGTAGGCGCAAACACAGTAGTAGGCGCAAACACAGTAGTAGGCGCAAACACAGTAGGCGCAAACACAGTAGTAGGCGCAAACACAGTAGGCGCAAACACTATTCTAGGTAACGAGAATGAAATATTTTAATAATTTCATCGTTCTTTGTCAAACTAAATAAAAAGTCTAATCTTTCTTTTATATGTTCCACGATCTCAGTATGATCCTTTTTATCAAAACCGGTCAATGCGATTCTTAAACACCCTTGATTTACTAACATAGGACAACCCAGTCGTAGACAAAGGTCTTTAAATTCATCTTCGTTCATTTCTAATTGTTTTAATTTATCGTCTATATCCAGTGTTATAAATGGAGGACCATCTGGTTTAATCCAAAAATCTAATCCCCATTTCTCTTTATGGTTATCTATAAAAGATATCAATGGTTTCTGAAGGTTGTCTTCTACACTTCTCATATAACCATCATCTAATGTTTCATAATAGTAAGGTAAGTCGTGCACGAAGGTAGATGTAGGTCCCGTAGCCATTCTTTGATAATAGTTTACCAAAAAGGGAAAAGACTCTTTATCGGAAAACCAAAAAGCAGGTTGTCCACTTGCATAAATCGATTTCGAGGTGGATAATATTGCAATATACATTTGATTTGCGTGAGGCATTCCATAATCTCTATATCGTTTACCCGCATCTCTATCGTATTTATGATATCCTTGATAAGCAATATCATGAATGACAGACAGGTTTGGAATGTCTTTGATAAGTTTGTGTAGTTCTTCTTCTTCTTGATCATTCATAGATATGGCGGTTGGATTGTGCGGACACACCAATAGAAGTATAATAGGTTTATCTTGATTTTCAAGGAGATTAGCTTGATGTCTTACTTCTTGAAATAACGAATCATATCGTTGCCTTACATCTACTTCTACGGTTTCATGACCATAATGTATGACTGCCGCATCAAGTGTAGATTTATAATTAGGTTTATGGGCAACAATCACGCTTGGTTGAAATAATCCAAATATATGTTGTAAAGCAACTTTAGATCTCATGGGTGAAATAGCAACTTGATGTGGTTCTATATCGCAACCCAATTGTTTGAATATTTCCGATACATAGTATTTATCGGTTTTGTTTAAATAAGTAATATATCCTCTAGAACTAGTATCATGATTGTTTCGTGGTTCTGTTTTTCGGTATACTCCGCCAATGGTTAAATTGATAAATGGAGGTTTGTTTTTAGTAGTGAGTGATTCATAATATTCTTTGTATTGACCAACTTTTTCCATATAGGATATAGCTTGTTCGCCTATTTTATCCAAATTATTTAAAAACGGTTTAGGTATTGAAATGGAGTTTTCTTTTTTATTTATAGATGACGACATGGACATCAATTCCAAATAATTTATAGTCTGTATCATTGTATTTAGATTTCGTTTAGGAGTCATTAACGTGCGAGATATCATACTTTTATGTATATTATATCCATATGTTTATACTATATTACAAGTTTATTTATAATCTCGTCTACGCACTCTTTTACAATATCAGAGGTAGTTAGATTTTTCTTTGATTCAACTGATATATGATGTTTTATTTGACTATAAAACAGTTGAATTTTACTATAAAATCGGTTTAACCATTCTGTATGATATTTGTGATAAATAGTTAGATAGGATTGATGTAATTCATTACTATTGATAAGTCTATTATTAATGTATTTTTGATTAATAATATAATTATCAATATTCATACCTAATTCAATGTCTTGTTCGTTTTCTTTAATAGTCATGGTTGTTTCATTTGATAACGATTTAACGTTAGACAATGTTAAAACAATATCTTGATGTAGTTGATGGATCAAATTAAAATCAACCATCACATAAGGTTCAAGATCTTTATAAATAGGATAATTGTGTATATGAGTAAGTTCATTGATTTTCTTGTATTGGTCGTTAGACAACTGTTGGTTTAAGGATTGTTCCATCATTACAAATAATTTATAATAATCACCATAAATACGATTATCTATAAAATGATATAGTTCCGTCAGATGTTTGTATTCTAATTCCATGCTTTTGTTTTGAAAATGAAAAGAATCTAAACCAAAGTAATTAGACGTTTCATGTTGAATATATGTATTATAATATTGTTTGACTTGTAATTTAATAGTATCAATTTCGTGAAAACAATGTTTAATCTTTAGACGTATGGATTTAACTAAATCAAACTCTTGTGAAATAATATCCATTCTATAAATATAATGGATGATAAAAAAAACAATGTACTTGTAAATAAAAAACCCACCGTATGGACAAAAGAACACGAAAAAATATTAATTGATTGGGGAGACAAAGCCATGTGCTATCGTTGGTTACACGCTAAAAGTCATAATATATATACAAAAACCAATACTTATTTTACTATTCCTGTTATCATTATGAGTACCTTAACAGGAACCGCAAATTTTGCCCAAGATCGTGTACCCGAGAATCTTCGTGGCTATTATTCCATGACCATAGGTTTTGTGAACATTTTAGCAGGTATTATTACGACAATACAGCAATTTTTAAAGATTACGGAATTAAACGAAGCTCATCGAGTAAGTAGTATTTCGTGGGATAAATTTTATCGTAAAATCCGAGTTGAATTAGCTAAACCACCGCATGAAAGACAAGGTGTTTATGATTTTTTGAAATCATGTACCGAAGAATTTGATCGTTTAATGGAAACTAGTCCTACTATAGACAAACAAGTGATACAATTGTTTAATACCACATTTAATCCTAAAAATGTGGATAGTGAAAAAAAAAAAATATTTGAACAATTAAAAAAACCAGAAATATGCGATACCTTGGAATCTATAGAATTAGTTGTATATAAACCAGATGAAACAGAAACAAGAAACACCAACTATAAACAGCTTGTAAATGATGTACTATTAAATATAAATCAAGTCTCACAAGAAGATGCTTTAGCAATGAAACACAAAATCATAGAGCAATTTATAGATAATTTCAAAAAAGAAATGACGCGTCGTCCTACCAAACAAGAAATTATGCATAATGTATCTACAAGTGAATTGGCTATTACAGAAGCAATCATAGATGATTATTTAAATAATTCACAAAATAATCTAACTATAGTATATAATGGTTAATACTAATGCGAATCAAATAAAAAAAAGTTTGGTGAAATTGCTATTGAATGAAAAGAAACAACAACAAAAACAACGAGGCTTGCAACAGCATCAGCAGCAACAGCAACAGCTGCAACAGCAACAGCTGCAACAGCATCAGCAACAGCAACAACAGCAACAACAGCAGCAGCAAGGTGGAAAAGCACGAACACGAAGTAGGAAAGCTAGAAGATCTAGGAAAGCTAGAAGATCTAGAAGAAAACAGTATACTAGAAGATCTGGATTAATGCACCATTTACAAAAGTTATTTAAGTTATAAACTCTAGTATACTTATCGGCTATATTTGCCTGCTCTAGCAAAAGAATCTACAATAAAAATAACAAATACGCCTAAAAAGGAATAAAGTACCATTTCCTCGTGTACAGATCCCGTTTTTTCATTTTTTTGTTCTTCCAACAAGTAAATCATGTAATTAATGCGTTCCATCAATTCTGCGTTATTTGTAGAAGATTCAACATTAGCAGCCATCGTAGTATAAGGGATGTAGGGTTCTTGTAAATTTGAAAATTCTTCTTTACTAGAAACACAATTATCCGTTTTGCTTATGGGTGGAATGCTTGTACTAGTAAAAGAAGCAGGATGGTCTGTTCTACGTAATGGATTGTCACTTTCTAAAACATCATTCGTTGAAATTTTAGGAGGTTCTAATAAATTAGGAAGATCATCCTCATCGTCATCTCCTGGCGAAAGTTGTTTAAATAGTTTTTCTGTTTCAGCACTAGTAATCTTTTTTTTACCTGTAATCGTGTGTTTATTTGTTTTTATTTTTGTTAAAGTTTCATTTGAATTTAATTCTGAAAAACCTAAAGAGCTTGCCATACTTATAAAAATATAAGATTAAATTTTTATGAACTATACTGAAAAATATATCATGTTTGTATATATTATGAAGTATAATATCCTTCTATTATGTATCTTTACTATTCTATTGTATATGAATCCTACCATAAAGGTGTTTTTTAATAAACCATTAGGAAAATGTATGGTACTGTTGATTACAATTTATTTGTTTTATCATTCTCCTCTTTTAGGTATTATATTTATTATTATTTTTATTACTATTAAAGATAGCAATCCGCATACGGCACCGTTGTCTGTTACATACGCTACAACACCTCAAACTCCTGCTACACCTTTACAAAAAAATCCAGTACCAATGAATAGTGGTTTAGAATTATTATCGAAAGATGAATATTTACGATCTAAAAATTCAAATACGTATAGTATGGTTGTAGGTTCACCAAAAAAGTGTTCGGATGATGGAATATTATGTTTATATGATAATGAACCTAAAGCATATGATACGGGTGTATCTAGTAAAATAATATCTAACTATAATTAAATCATGAAAATAAGTAAACCTTTAGTATTTATAGCTTGCTTGTTATTTTTTATTATTGCTTTATCAGTGTATACGGAAAATGGAAAAGAAGGTTTTATAGTAGATGCGGTGGGCACCATGGTTAAAAAACGAATAAATAAGCGTTATCGACCTTTCCGTAAAAATCTAATGAAACATAAAAAAAATTTAACGGAAGATTTTACAAAAATGGTTCAAGGTATGACCAAAAATTAATTTATACACCTATACTAATATGGTAAAAAAGAAACAAACACAAAATTCAAGAAAAATACCTAAAACATTATTAGGACAATTTGATTATGGTATTCGGAGTGTTAATGAAAATAAATTTTTTATTGGGGTTCTTATGTTGGTTTTAAATATATTTTCAAAATACGTTGAAATAAAATTAACAAAAACACAACAAGCCTACTTTAAAAATAAATTTATACGTCAACTATTTATTTTTGCTGTAGTATGGAGCGGGACCCGAGATATATATATATCTATACTTATTACTGCTGCGTTTGTTTTGTTAGCAGATCATTTATTTAATGAAGAAAGTAGATTTTGCGTTATACCACAATATTGGTCCGATAAAATGAAACAAGTCATAGATACAGATGGGGATGGTAAATTAAGCGATCAAGAAATAGAACACGCCATTGAGATTCTACAAAAAGCCAAACAAGATCGAATAAAAAGTGAACAAAATGCTCATTATGTATCTTTTGTAGATCAATTGCCATAAATTGAGTACTTGTTATCGTATGTTATCGTATAGCATACGATGACACACTATCTTATTTTAGACGGCAGTTACTACTGCTTTTATCGCTACCACGCTCTTAAACAATGGTGGGGTTTTGCGAGAAAGGATGATGCCTTGCAAGATAATCATGATGCCTTTTTGGACAAGTTCCGGGAAGTATTTGTACAAAAATTAAAAGAGTTGCCTAAAACACTAAAGTTAAAACACTATACCTTTATTCTCGGTAAAGATTGTCCTAGAAAAGATATTTGGCGTATGCAACTATTTCCTGATTATAAAGCGTGTAGAGACACTCACACCGACGAACTCTTGAAAAAATGTTTCGAACTCGTTTATCTTGAAGATCTATTTCAAGAAGGGGGTATCGTAAAAACGGTATATCATCCCCACTTAGAAGCCGATGATGTAATCGCATTATATACAACACAGTTGCGAGAAAAAGAACCGGATGCCTTTATCCATATTGTAACGAGCGACACGGATTATATTCAACTACTGCAAGATCATGTAGAATTGTATACACTGAATAAAAAACTATTGCGAAATAGTAAGGGGTTTGATGGAAATGTTGAAAAATATTTGTTTTGTAAGTGCGTAATGGGCGATAAATCCGATAATATACCGTCGGCATTTCCGAAATGTGGACCAAAAACCGCGGAAAAATGTTGGAATGAACCAGAATTCTTTCAAGAAAAACTAAAAGATCCACGCGTTCAACAACAATACGACTTAAATCGTACTCTTATTGATTTTAAACATATTCCTTTGGATTATAGGATTTAAGCAACCAAAAAGTTAAAAATTTTCTATATCTTTTTATATAATACTATTCTATAATGGGGTCCAAGTACAATACGCGCCAACGGATGAAGTCGCCTTATGTGTCTGTGTCGGATAGTTTCGTGTTGGATATTTCGGTATCTAAAGCGGTTGCTACCTCTGCGCCGAAAAATGCTACGCTAGAAGGAACCCTTTTGTATAAGTTTCCTACGACGGTAGTAAAGGAATCTTTTGAAGCGACGTGGGATAGTGACAAACAGCATTATGACGTTGTGTCTAGTTCTATTTCTGCGACAATAAGTGACAGTGAAAAAATAAAAGTTACGTATGATGGTGAAGTATATACTCTTTACAACGATTCCAGTGAATCACATTTAGAACTCGATGAAGATTTAGTTATTTGGTATTTCGGACCTACAAAAATATCTAATTTATCAACCCCTACCGCTACAAGACCTTTTATTGACACATACTCAACGTATCGTGTAATGTATAGTGCCGATGATAACAGTGAAGCGCCAGTCGCATTGACTGCTGCTAACCAGGGGGTTACACAACTTGTAAACTCTGCTATCAACTTTTCAGAGACATATATTGAAGATGGAGGAGGTATAGAAGGCTACTCTGTTTTCACAATTAATATTGGATATAAATCTGTAAGTGGTACAACGTATGGACTCGCTAATACTGAAGGATTGTGGCCACCGAACGCAATTGTTTTAGGAACTATTCCCAATCTTGGTGTATTTGTTGGCTCAGCAAGCGCTGATAATAACTTGTTACCTTACAAGTTTATTAGATTTAACACATACACCAATGGATGGCGAAGAGTACACTTATCAGTAAATGAGATCGGATCAACAGATCCTATTCCTGCTGATCTTGCCGATCCACAATATATTGCTGAACTTTAATAAAAGTTAATGTAATTTCTCCTTGTAGAATCAGGTGTTTCAGGTGATGGATCAACTAGAACTACCCAAGGTAAAATGGTTGGTTTATTGCAACTTGATGAAGATGATATGATCTTAACGATAACTGATTATGATGATAATGGAATTTTTACATTTACTGGTATTGAAAAAGATCCTACTACAGGTAATATTATTAAATTTAGTAGTGGAAAATATCTTGAATCAGGTTTTACAAATGAATCAACCGACGCAACAAATCAAATGCCAACAGTTGGAGTTGTAACATTAGAAAAAGTTTAAATGCTTACGGATGAATCTTCTATAGCTACTACAACAACACTATGTTTAAAATTATAAAAATAATAATTTTAAACATATTACACTATTTAAGTATAAGAAAGTTAAAAATTTTCTATATCTTTTTATATAATACTATTCTATAATGGGGTCCAAGTACAATACGCGCCAACGGAT